GCTACCGTACTCGGGGTAAGGCCTGTGTCGGACATCGCGGCAATCTCTTGAGGCGTGGCCTCGGGGTGTTGCTCCAACAAGAAGTCGAGTTCTTCGTCCTGTGAACCCGTAGGGGCAGCCTTTGCCTTGACTTTAGATGTCTCCTCCTCCGGTTCGTACCTTTGTACCCGTTCTTCTGGAGATACGTCCAACTCTGGGACATCCAGCGACTTCATCTTCTCGTAGCGAGGGACAACGTGTTTCCTACCAATATCCCGTGTCAACTCCCCGGATTCGTCGTCTGACAAATTCGCCTTAGGGTTGCCGCCGTGGATCGTAGCATAGGAGTAGTCAAGAGGGGTCCAGTCGGGCGCGTCCGCCCCCTGCCGCGACTCGGGGCCAATTCTAGTAAACCACCCGCGCTTATTGAAGTACTTCTCGGTCAGGTCTAGCTGCTCTTGGAACGTCATCGCGGACAGAGCATCCCGGATGTCTTCCTTTGAACCACCGCGCACACCAAGCTCACGGGCAGTAGGGACCACAAACTGGATGATCCCCGTAGCGGTAGTCTTGGGCGACCCCCCTCGGACAGCAGGGTCGAACGTACCGCCGCTCTCAAAGTGGATGATAGCGAAGAGAAGACGTGGATCGATCTCCAGATTACGGGCCGTCTGTGCGATAGCTTGGAGGTCCTCGGGAGGCAGAAACTCTAGGGCTTCCTCAATCGAAGCCTTCTCGTCCCTGTGAGGCCTGCCCGGAGAGGCCGTGTAAGACGTGCGTGCGGGCATCACTTACCCCCTTTGAGTTCTTCTTTGATCTTCTCGACTTGGCGATCTTCCACTTCCTTCTTGTGGAATGTCGAATCGGGGGGGTTGCCCGTAGCGAAATCTTGGTCCGTAGCTTTCTTCTTCAAAGCGTGCAGCCGTTTGAACACTTCTCGCATGGGCCGGGGGGTTTTCATCTTGGGTGTTGCCATCATCGCCTCCGATATTTACTGCGCCGCCAAGTACGCTTATTACGTTTCCCCCCTGCCTGCTCTTTGCGATAAGTCTGGAGTTGTTCGTAAGTCATGTCGCGGAATAAAAGTACGTTCTCCATCTCTTCGGGTGCAGTGCTCTTCTTATAGCGTCTCGGAGCGAACCGTGCAGCCAAGCAGGCAATTTGCAGTGCAGAAATCTTGTCCCAGTGGTGACGGTCGCGCCGACGATTGGGTTTGCCCGAGTGTAAAATCTCTGAGGCTGCACTTCTTTCTACAGTTTTATCCTCCCGATATGAGCCTAGCTGTCCTACTGTGTCCTCGTCGTGTAGAACAAGTTCATCCTTCAGCGCGTCCTGCAAGTAAGACAACATCTTTGCTACTGATTTAGCGGTCGCAGCCACACCGGGCTTGTACTTTTTCTCATAGTACATGTTGGGGTAGCCCATATCCTCAAGCAACGCTAAGGTAGCCACACCAACCCCATTACTCTCCACTGCGACCAAAGCATTGTTGTACTTTATGCCGATTTGGTATATCTTTTTAGCGAAGAGCACTGGATCTGTCACCCCACCAAAGGTCGCCACTTGAGTCCACTCCCCATCAAACACCTTGAGAATTTGGAAAGAAGCGTGATCTCTCGCAGCATAGCCCGCAGGGTCAACTCCCATCACATATACCGCGCCCCCCTCCGGTTGTTCGTACTCCATGTATGGACCGCGCCATGGTATCAGCGGTCTTTCTTGGTGTTTTCTTAGGAGATCTGCATGAAAGACCGACCCTACCGATGCAATCCAGCAAGTAACATCATCGAACGGGTAGTAGACTCTGAACAAGTCCGGGTTCTTTCTGATCTCTGCATCAGTCTCAAGCATCAGTCGCCTGAAAGCCAGATGCTCCTTCTTCAGACCCTTGTCCATGTACCGATTCATCAACTCGATCTCCTCGTTCGTGAGAGAGGAGCCCTGCGGCCAAGGTCGTTGATTGAGAACACCGTCCCAGAAAGGGAAGAAAGCATACAGCCAGCGGCCCATACCCAGCTTGGCATCCCGGCAATGGTCACGCCACCACTCTGCCGACGGTTCACTCATTGGGCTGGGCGTAGATTCCAACAGTACTTGAGAGTGATCTCTGTTAATCATGGAGGGATAAATCATTGAAAACTGATGGCCAGCATTTCGCCAATACGGAAGCTCAGAACCGTGAAACGAGTCAGGAGATTGCCCAATGCCCACTGCACCAGATTCGCCTGACAGAATCCGCATTTTCCCACCATGCTGGAAGGTCAACTGGCGGACCTCACGATTCGGCACCGTTCGTGCCCGTACAGGTTCTGGCCATCTGCTATGCGTTAAGTGGATACGACGATGGAGATACTCTGCACGGTCGCGATTATCTGCGATACAGACGTGATCGTGTCCGGGCGTGTATGCAGACTTGACGTAACCGCACAGTTCAGACGTAAGGCTCTTCCCGCCTTGTCGGTAACCGAGGAGCGTCAGCCACTTGACTTGGTTCAAGTCTGTCAGAGGGGGGTGCGAATAGTACGACAGGACCGTCTCCTGAAGCCGGTTTGTAATCGCAAACGGGTTGAACAGACTCTCCTCCCCCGTTTGTTGGTCGATGATCTTCGCATAGGCCCGTAGGCTGATAGCGGGATCTCGCAACGCCTCTAGGGCTTCGTCTTCTGCGGGGAGGCTCACTACTCCCCCCCGTAAGGGTTATCGATGCTCTTTTTATTATCCGCTTTGCGCTTCTCATACTCCCGTCGGCCCGCCTCAAGTCCGGCTGCGGCGGGAACGGCTGAGTACACTCTCATAGGCTCTGACGCTTTTTCCGCAATGGCCTTGTTGTCGAAGTTAATGAACCACACCTCTCCCTCTTGAGCGGGATCTACCCCAATCTCCGATGGAGCTTGTTTGAGTCCCTCTTGCATAGCAGGGAGCTTTGTCGTCTCTAATTTCGCGCCGGGTGGAAGCCAATCCTCGATAGCCTTCTGTAGGGCTGAACGGATAAGCACGGGATTCCCTTCCTTGTCCAGTATCGGCTCCATAGTATTGGGGTCCCGCTTAACCGTCAGTCGATCTGGGTGCCCATAGAACGTCTCTGCGCCGTATCGCGGCATCATGACGCCCATTTCTGCGAAGTCTGCTCGATTGAAGGTTAGCCCCTCATACCCCTCTTCGTAAGCCATACGAATACTGTCGCGAAGCGAGTAAGGAAGCCAATCCTCGGCGGATCGATGGTACTTAGCAGGCCACTCCTCGCGCATCGCGCCATGCCCGTTGTCTGAGAGTTGCCGGTACATGGCGTCTTTCTGTTTGCTTAGTAGAGTCTTGTGCTGGGCAAGTCGCTTGCCCTCGGTGAAATCTATCTCTTCGATCATCTCCTTCCAGTTCTTCAGGAAAACACCAACGTATTCCTCATCCTTTTCTGGGAGCATCGCCATGAACTCGTCATAAAACGTCTGACCGCCACTGGTCATCCCGGACTGTCGGCCTCGGGCAGTGTTCAGCCAATCGGAGCCCATGCGTGATAGGTGGTCCCGCAGAGCCCAGCCGTTGGTGAGGCCCAGATGCTGGTTGAAGTTATGGTCTGGGTGTATGGGAGCGTTGCCATCTGTCCAGAAGTCGTCCATATCTTCCCACTCGTCAACGCTGTCTGCCCATCGGTTCACGGTTTTGGCGGGCGAGTCAAAGACCTTCACATCGGCTTTCCAATCTGCCTCTGCTTTGGCAGCGTCCACATACGCCTTATCGATGGAGTCTTTGCGGGCTTCGATCGTTTTCCTTAACTTTGCGTTTTCTTCGTCCGTGAACCCTCGGACCCGGGCCTGTTGAAAGAAGTCAGACTGGCTCTCCTCTTGATGAAGCACTTTCCGTTTTTTGTGGTCTAGGCGATCTGTAAGGCGGACATGAAAAGCCGTCCCTTCGGGAAGTGGGTCGTGTTTGGGCTGCTTGATTTTCTTGATCCCCGCTTCGGGTTCGTACACATACCCCACTTCTCGGTAGTTTTTTGGGATGTTGTATTCTGCCTCGCGGGCCTCAGGCAGACTGTATATCTCGTAGGTCGGGGACCCGCCTTTGCCGTGTTGGGTCACCAGCTTCTCGTGCCTCTGGGAGACTGCTTTCAATGCTCCTTCCACGTCCTGCACTTCTAGTATGTTGTCGCGGGCCGTCCCGAGTCTTCGGTTCATCTCTCCTAGAGTGCGGAGTGTACTCGCCTCTATTGTGTATTGCCTTTGCAATTCCGCATTGATAACAGCTTCTCTCCACAGAGGATTGTCGGCGTCTAACGCAGCGATAACCTCCTTGTATTGGTCAGCGGCTAGTACTGGATCAAGTGTGCTTGAGTACCCAACCCCGGGTCCCCTGTGCTGTTCCACCCATGCACGGCGGTTAGCCATATCTTGGATCTCTTGCTCGATTTTACGGATGAAGTCGTATTGGGGAGAGTTATACAGACGATTACCGTCACCGGGGAATTCGATTATGCCGATTTGGGTTTGCGCTTCCAACTTGTCGGACCAACTCCCCCTCATGCGCCCGTAGTCGGGAGTACCGTCTGCGAAGTAGTCGGCATACGCATCTTGTACAGTAAGGTTGAGAACTTCTTCTATTTCTCGCTGCGGCGGCCTAAGGTCGTCCAACGTCCTTTTAATGCTCTGGAGATGGTGGCCTACGGTGAAGCCCAGCCCAGCCGTTGATTCCCTGTCGGCAATGTTATTGTATATTCGCGTTAACTCCCCGGGGTCTGCGTCTGAGCCCAGCTTAGTCCAAGAGTCAAGCGTCTCTTCAAGCTCCCTAGTTCCTCCTCGTACTGAACCGAGTTTGTCGTTGGGCACATCCCAAATCCCTCCCCGAGTCTCGATCTGGTTTTGGACATGCTGTTTCCCAGCCGCTGTTGGATCCTGAAACAGGGGGATGGGCTCGTCACTAAGAGAACCAAGACGCTGCCCAGACATGATTCGTGCAAGGGCGTCAAGCCGCTCGTCTGAAGGCATGTCCGCAAGTTCAGCCAGCACAGGGCGGTCGGGTAGGTAGAGCGAACCGCTGCCATATAGGTCCGTCTGCGTTCCACCCCACAGGTAGTCCATGTCTGAAGATGAGGGTAGCTGGAGGTCGTTTGGGGGCCTCGGGAGTAGGGACCGATGGCCCGATGGCACCACATCCCTGCCTTGTATGAATGGATCTATTGCCCTTTTGAAAGCCGGGAGGCCAACATCGCGATCCAAGTCTTTCTTTCGTTGCCTCAGACGCTGCACCTCTTCCCCTGCTATCCTTAACTTCGCTGCGTCCTCTCGGGGCATAGGCAATTGGTGTCGGAACGGCTTGGCTCCTCCCGGTCCCTCGTATGCCTTGTTGATGAACGTAACTAGGTCCTGCTGGTGAATGGGCTTGTCACTTAGTCCCGCTTCATCAAGCCACTTCTCAAGTCCAACAGCTTCCACCTCGGAAGCAAGTCTACCCTTGCCTTTTGTCCTTCCCTTGAGGCCCTTTAGGTACGCGAGCGTGACGTCTTTAAGGGACTTCCCGGGGACCGTGACTTCTTTGTCTGGGAGCGCAGGTTTATCTATGATACGTCCGTCTGGAAGTTCCTTGTAGAAGGCGGGTCTTCCTTTTACGATCTCTGTTCTCGGCGGTTCAGCCTTGAGGCCTGAGGGGGGAAAGCTTGGATCTTCTTCGATCGCACGGCCCAGTGCAGAGTAGTGTTCTTGTCGGGACGCCTTGGGGCGTTTGTAAGGCACATGCTCCGCTAGGCGCGACAGCCAGTCAGGACCCTCAAGCCCCTCGGGTACATCGTCTGGATGAACATCGGATTGCCGCACAGGCCCTTGCTCGGGTTCTAACCTGCCTAGGGCAAGCGGTTCTTCGGGAATGTCCCGAGTGACCCCGGACCAATCCTCCCGCACAGCGGTTGTTTCGGGACCCGTAAATTGGCGTACCCGCGCAGCCGCTCTCTGTTGAGACAAAGCCTCCCGTGCTGTGTCCACAGCGGTGCTTCCGTCCCCTCGGGGGGCTCTTGAATAAGGGGCTCCCCACTCATCATCCCACGGGATTCTCGCCTCGTCCATCGCACGGAGCACGTCCGTATCTCTAGCGAAATGTACCCAGCCCTTGGCTTCAAGAGCCTCCATCCCATACCCGTGCTGATCATTCTGGTTGGCCTTCCACTCTTCCCACTTCCTGCCGACGAAGGCGTCTTGCTCAGGCGTCAGGTCCCAGTTGTCCTGCCACGGAGCCCGAGGCGGGGGGGCATGCTTATCCGCTAACAGCCTTCCTCTCCAGTACAGAGCAACATCAACGTCGTCCCGTCCCGCGCCACGTCCCGCGCGAGAGGCTTCCGCCATCATACCTCGGCCTCGTTGGATGGCTTCTGCGGGTGTCTCTGTGACCCTCGGTGCTGTTGGCTCTACATCACCGCGACCGGGGCGAAGCACTTCCTGACTCTCTGGGATGTCGTCAGGAACGGCGTGGTAGCTGGGGGCGTCATCGGGTTCCAACAAACGCATGTTACGGAGCGAGACGGCGTCGGGGTCGGTTGCCTCTTGCGCTTGGCGAGGTCCCAGTAAACTGTTGAGTTCGTCCCGGAGGCCCGCGTCGATTTGGTCTTGGCTCATCGGGTTTACTTCTAGAGATCCAAAGACCGGCTCGCCTGTAACTGGATCGTCATACACTCCCTGATCAATCGCATGGAGAACTTCCCGTTCTTCGGGGGGGTAGCTTTTAGGCACGCGGCCTACGTCGGCAGCTACATCTGCATCAGTAACT